CCAGCGCCAGGGCAATCACCTCATCTCGGCCGCGGCCCTACCAGAGGCGCCCGCAGCGCGTCGCGGACCTCTGCGCGCAGGTCTGCAACACTTTGCTTTAGCTCGGCGTTGGCCTGCCGCTCGTTGTTCCTAGCTTCGGCGTCGGCTTGCTGCGCCCGCTTCTCTACCGCGTCTATAACGCCACGCAGATCGGCGAGCTTCCCAACAATGGCGTCTAGCTCTGCGCCCTTGACGCCTAGCTTCATGCGGTCCGACTGGTATGCCTCGATACTCCGGTTGATCGCGTCTACGCTGCGCTGGAGCGTCGCGACCTGGGTGGTTAGCTCGCCCATCTCCCGGTCATCGCGCCCGCTGTGGCCGTCGATAACCTTCCAGCCGCCGCCTAGGCCGGCCAGCATCGCCAGGACCAGCACGCCGTCCTTCCGGTTCCAGCCCCAAGGCGCCGCCTCATCACCGGGCAAGCGACATCATCCCCACGAGCCATCGGATAACGATTGGCCCGGCTGAGGACGCCAGAAGAACCAGGAGGCCGACCGACACGCCGGAGCCGAGGCCGCTGAACCAAGTCTGGCGGCGCTGACGACGTTCATACTCGGATGCCATGTAGGCGAGGAGCTTCCCGAATTTCTCTCGATCACCAGGTAAAGAAGGATCAAAGCCACCGGCCATAAACATGCGAGACGCAGCACTCTCCCGTCCGGCCGGGCGCTCATCGTACACGTGAGTGAGAGGGTGTGAGGAATATTACACCTTGAAAACCGTCTAAGGATGTAAATAATGGGGATACGGGCGCCAAAGCGGTCCGCGTTGGACCTCGGGGGGTGCCTGGCTGTGTCATCCTCTGTCCCTCTCATGGACGGGGGGTGGGCCTGGCCGGCACTGGGGGTGCAACCCTGGTGCCGGTTCGCGCTAGACGCTAGCGCCTGCGCAATGATGTTTCAAGCATTAGGTTGCAGATGCTACTGCGCCGGGAAGTAGTGCGCCACCGCCGATTGAATCTGGATTGAGTTGGCGGTCGCGGTTGTCGCGTTCTGAGCCGTCAGTGACAGCGTGAGCGGAGAAGCGTCGTTGACCGCAGCGGTCGTGCCATTCTGCGCGATGTTGTTCGTGGCGTTGTTGTTGAAATACCACAGCGACTGAGTGCTCGATCCGGTCTTTATGATCCAGCAATCCAGCAGCCACGTCGTATTCGACGCCGCTCCGTTGGTGGCGGTACAGGTCGTCGTGCCGCCTAGTTTGACACGGATCGACTTGGTGTCGGTGGTCCCGGCAGAGACGCCGCGCCCGGTAAAGTGGATTGCATCACCTACGTTCACCAGACTGACCGTGCCTGTATAGGCAGCAAGCGCATCCTCTGTCGTGTCGGCGCCGTTCCCTTGTAGGGTGCTGCCGGAAAATATGAGCTGGACCCTAGACGGGGTAGACGTAACGGTTTGCGCTGTCGCTGGACCGACCGCCAGTGTTACGATGAGAGCCGCAGCCAGGAGCAACCTACTCATGGGACCACCTATCAATGCCGAGTTCATCGGCACGCTGTTGGAGATAGCGTGCGCCAAGACTCTGGAGAGCGCGCACGCCATAGCTCTCGAAGCTCTGCTCGCCATGGGGATCAACATTCCCAGCGATCACGCGGCGTCGTCGGACACCACATGCATCGGCACCGGCTGCTGCCTGTCGGCCGACTGAGCCTCCGCCTGCTTCTGCATCAGTAGCCGCATAACGGGATCACGGGCAGCGATCTCATTGAGTAGAAACTGAACTTCTTCCGGCGATAGGGTGACATTCATATGGATTATCCTATGTCGAGCTGTCAGTCAGAAGGCCGAAGTTAGCGAGTGCGGTAAGCAACGAAGCCAGCGCGGCATTTGCGCCCTTAGAGCCGGTCACTGTGGGTTTGACTACTGCGGTCGCTCCGAAGAAGCCCAGCTTCTGTCCGGTATCCGACAGATTGAGCGAGCCGGTTGCTGCGGTCGTCAGATTGAGCGTGCAGCCGGTTCCGTTGCCGCTGAGCGTAGCCACCGGGTTGCTCGGCGCCGCTGCCGCATAATGGGTCTGGCTCAGCGTTACCGTGGCAACCGCGGAACCCGTGCGCGAGGCAACCTGCCAGAGATTGCCCATCGCATCAGTGAGATATTCGTTTAGGATGTATCCCGAACCGCCCGCCGCGACTGTCGCCGAGACCGCCCGCACGTTCGGCACGCTGATCTTGGTGCCGGTGCTGCTGTGGCTGATCGCCGCCGGGCCGAGCACCGGGAACTGGCCGGCGCCATCGATCTCCAGGCCGGTGCTTGTAAGCAGACGGTTCGTGAAGTGCAAACCGATCAGATTGAAGCCGTTGTAAACGGTCGGATTCCAGCCAAACGTCAGGTTTGCCTCGCGATTGTAATACACATCCATGATCGAGGTGCCGGACAGCGTAGGGTCCCATGGCAGCGCGGTGCCAACGGCGCATAGCTGAAACACGGTTTTGTTGCCGCCAGTTCCTGGTGCTATGGTGGGGCTGGAGCAAGCCGCGTAGGCGAAGTCCTCGAACGTGCCATGAGCTGCGTCATTGATTCCGCAGTTTGTGACGATGTTCCCTTTGCTGTCCGCCGTGTTGCCGGCGAGCAGGCGAATGTCGTTCTCCTGGTTGAGCAGACGTCCAACGTGGCCGCCAGTCCCGCCGACGCGGCAGTCGAAGTTCACGCACGAGGCCCTTGAGTTTGTCCCGATACCTTCGGTGGCATCGAACTGCATAGCCACAAACATATTCATGGCCGACGTTGTCAGGCCATCCGCCGCTGCAGCGGACTTGTTGTAGGTCAGCGCCAGTTGCCAGCGGTCTCCCGAAGCTCCCGCATTGTAGTGATGGACCATTGAAAGCTGCGCCGATGCCGTAAGCGCGCGGGCGGCAAATACCGTGTCGTTGACCTGCCAGTAGTTGAAGTGCGGGGCGCCAACTCCAGTGTCTAGCGTGCCGGTAAAGTTCGTGTTGAAGTTTATCCCCATCGGGGAGAGGCCACCGCTCCCTGCGGCCACACCAGAGGTCATGGTATGCGTGCCTGCCTGGGAAACTGTGCCGTCTATCTGGACGGCCGTTGAAGTGCCGTGGAAATTATAGACGGCATTCGTGAACGTTAGGTTCGGGTTCCAGGTGTAGGAGCCTGTGGACCGCGTTGCCCGCAGAACCGTGCCGAGCAGAGTTCCCGTGTCATCATACGCCAGCGTGTCGCGGTTCGAACCTGCGTTAGCGCCGGTCTCCGCAGTTGCGTTGGCGCTCTCCTGCCACCGTCGGTTAGCGTTGGCGCTGCCGCCTGTCATAAACTGGAACGCGCGCGAGGCGCCAGCCGGGCCAATAACGTTGAAGTTCGCCGCCGTCGTCGCGGTGCCGACCGTGGTGGCGCCGTTCAGCGCAGAGGTGCCCTGGTGCGTCACTGCACCGCTGACCACCCCACCAGCCAACGGCAGATAGGCCCCCGTCGCGGCTGTCACATAGCCCTTGCGCACCGCATCGGTATCGGCCACCGGGTCGAAGTTCAACGTAGCGCGGTCCAGAGTGGGCGTGGGGTAGGTGACACTCATTCATGTGGCTTTCGTGGTTTCGTTTGTGGTATGGTGACCAGACGGCGCTAGGCTGATCCCCGAACACCCGGCCTCCGACCGGGTCGCGCCGTCGCCAATCATTCGGATGGCCTAGGAGGGCCAGATGGAAATCCTAATCGGGCTAGTTGTCGCCGCGGCGCTGCTGTACTTCTGGCTCGTGGCCCATTGGTTTGCCCGGCTGCTAGTATTCCTGCTGCTCGGGGCGGGGCTGCTCACCATCGGCGCGTTGATCGCCGAACCTCCAGCCAACATCATGTTTGCAGTACTGGGCGTCGTGGCCGCGTGGTATATGGCAGGTATCCCGACCTACTACTGGCGGCATCAGCATCGGCGCTTCATGCAGGCTGCTGGCTTTCCTGTGCCTCAGCCTCGGCGGTATGCCTGGACAGATGGGTTCTTCCGCTAGGGCGGCGGCTGCAGCAAATTGTCCTTCGGGTGCAACATCTCCATACCCCTGGTCGTCTGCTTCCGTGCGTTTCTGGCACTAAAGATCGGAGCCAGCATATTTCGCGCGCCTGTCAACGCCATCGAACCGAACCCCGGAGAGATCGCGTTCGCCACGCCATGAGCTGCAGCGGTGCCGCCAGCCTTTGCGTAAGTCTTGGCGATGTCCCAGGCGTTTTGCGCTGTGTCCGATCCAGTCGTCCGCGCTAATTCCTCGGCGCCAGCCGACCGACGCAGATCATCTCGCAGGTTCCATAGCTGCTGCATCGTCTCGTCAGGGATCGACTTGAAGGCGTTGACCCCAGGAGCCGCCCGCGCATCCACGATCTGCCGCATCATCGACTGAACCCGGCTATATTGCATCCGGTTCTGCGCGTCGTACAGCTTCGGCTCGAACTTCTGCAGCGCCTCCATCGCATCTATCGGCCGCGAGGCACTTGAGAAGTTCTGCAGGTATTGCTTGAAACCAGGCGCCGATGCCTCAATGACCGTATCAAGCTCGGTCTTCAACTGGTCCAGTGCTGCCACTGCACGGACATTCTTTGGGTCTGCCGCAGCCGCCTCGCGCGATGTCAGGTCGTCAATGTGCTTGCGGACACCATAAAGCTGCTCCGGGTCGGTGATCAGCTTCCCGTCGGGGCCAGTCAGTTCGGATGTAACCGAGTCGATGGCACCTCGGACCAGAGGCCGCCGACCATCTGGCGATGCCTTGATCTCCGCCGCCTTATCCAGCACTGCGGCAGGGTTGGCTTCGGTCTTGCCGGCCCATGTCGCCTTCAGATCAGCTTCTGCTTGCGCCGCTCGCGCCGCCTTGGCGTTCATCAGCGACACGTCGGAGCCGGCCAGTTGCTCGAAGTGCATCCGCCGTGCGTCATTGTTCTGCGCCGCGATCGCCCGCGCCTCCTCGGAGACCTCGGGCGCCTGGAGCTTCAGCGACTTCAGCTCGCGCGAGGTGTTCACGCTCTGCTCGATCTCAGCCGCGCTTGGTTCAACACCCGGCACATATGCTGTCCGGTCGGGGATGCCCGGCTGCTGCGCCTCCAGCAGCTTCTGCCCCTCAGCGGTCGAGCGATAGGCAGCAGCTTCCTTCGGTGACAGGCCGAAGGTGCCTGGGGCTGATCCTTCGCGAGATGCTGCGGCACCGACACTCTGCGTCGCCCCCTCGCCCACCATCGGCCGCGGCGTCGGCTGCGTCAGCGCGCTCTGGTCTAGCAGGTTGCCCGGTTGGCGGATCGGCTGCTGGTCTGCCCGGTCAATGGCCCCGAGGAGCTGCGGCAGTCGCCCCGGCGGCGGCTCACCAAAACGCTCCTGCACGAAGCGGGGGGCAATACTCGCTGGCGGCTCCAGCATGTTCGGAACGCCGGCACCCATGCCGGCAACCGGCGCAACCTGCCCGCCCATGTAGAGGTCACGCCCAAGCGATGGACCACCCAAGGCATTGCCAGTCTCATACAGCGCCTGACCTGCAGCCCCGCCAACCGCTCCGGCCGCGCCGAGCACCTGATTGCCGATTTTGATCAGCGGCCCGGAGATGTACCGCCCCACCGGGCCTTGTGCCTCGAGCGACGCCTGAGCCTCTGGCGTCAGCAGATTAGGGGTTCCCTGGAAGCCCTGGACGGCCGCCTGACCAACCCGGCCGAGCACCCCGGTAATAACGTCGGCTGCTGGCGTAGGCGGCCCCTGCGTCGGCACAGAGGCCGCATTCGGTCCCTGCGCTACGGCTGCCGCGGCGGTGCCCGGCGCAATGGAACTCGGCGGCAGTTTGATATCAGGGGCAGCGCGCCCGTATTCATCCAGCGTAGGCGCTGGCGTAGGTTCTGCGGCCGGCGGCGTCTCGGACTTCGCCCCCTGCGTCGTCCGCTTAAGAAAGTCGGCATCGCTCTCGCCGGCAGGTTTGGCTTGCCCCGAGGTGGTTCGCTTCAGAAAGTCGGCGTCAGACTCCACCTTTCCCGCCCCTCCGGTAGCCGCTGGCGGCGTCGCCCCGCCTGGAGCACCATCCGCCGCAGCCGGTCCAGCGCCGCCCGTTGTAGGCACGCCAAGCCCGGCAAATTGCTGGTAGTGCTTCGCCACGCTCGGCACGTAAGCCGCGCTCTCCGGCCCGAACCGTTGCCGCCAGTCCGGGCCGCCGTGGTAGTAGAGCAGAGCCTTCTGCGGCGTGCCCTCGGCATCGAGCGCCGACGCTAGGTATTTTGCCCCGCCCCAGATCGACTGCACCGGGTCTTTGAGGTCCGTCATCCCGAGACCGCGCCCGGTATCCGGCATGATCCCCATTAGCCCCGCAGCCCCTGCTTTGGAAACCGCCTGCGATTTGCCGCCGCTCTCCTGTGCCGCGACCGCCTTCAGCAACGTCGGGTCTACGTTCCATTCCAGACCGGCTTCCTTAAAGACCGGATCGTATATCGATAGATCGCCCATCAGGGATTGGAGAGAAACTTATTGTCCTCAGCGAACTTGTACGCCTTCTTCAGCGCGTCCCGGCCGGCCTGATCCAGATTCTTCCAATACGTCGTTCTCTGATCCGATGTCATGCGATTGTACTGGAATGCGCGCGGGTCGAGATCGCTCTGTATCTTCGCCTGGAAGCCGCGATAATCCTGCTTCTCCGGGTAAGCCGCCGCTAGCTTCGACCGCGCCTCCAGATAGTCGGTATTTCCCTGCAACTGACGAATGACGAGATCGACGCCGCCCGGTGTCAGCGAGGCGTGAGGCGTTGCGGCCTGAATAACCGCCAGGCGACTGTCGCTGCCAGCGCCTTGTGCATTAGCAAGTTGGGCTGCGAACTTGTCGAAGCTGTCCTGCGACGCCAGCTTGTCGGCCATTCCTTGGCCCAGACTGCCGCCGAACATATTGGCCACACGCTGCAGCGTCGCTCGCACCTTCTGAATGCCCTCAGCACCAGGGCCTGGAACGAACTGCCCGGCATCCGCCAGCATGTTGCCGAGGACGGCCCGCTGCGTCTGTGCCTGCGTTCCGGCCTGCGCCTCCTGATCGAAACTCGCATTCGATGAGGTGCCTTGCGCCTGCCTCTGTGCTTCCTGTTCCGGGGTAAGCCCGGCAACGAACGGCTTGACCGCGGGGGGTTGCGCGGCGGCAGGCGCCGGCTGCGTGGCATCTGGTGCGGGTGGTGTCGCTGCTGGTGCGTTCGGATTGCGGAGCGCTGCCGGCGGTCTCCCTGTGCCGAGCTGCGCCCCGCCGGTTGGCGGCGTAGCACCCTGCCGGCGCAATATCTCGCCGAGCGGAAGCATGGACTTCTGGCCGGTGCTGGGATCAGTAAACGGAACCTGCGTCGCCAGTTGCTCGGGTGTTAGGCCAGTCGCCACACCACCGCCGCCGACACTAGTGGCCCCCGCGCTGTTCGGCCCGGCCGGCCTCGTCGTAACTGGGACCTTCGCCCCGCCAACATCTTCCAGCGTTGTCGTGCCGTATGTGCGTTCAAGCTGCGTCTGCGCTGCCACTGCGCTCTGAGCGTGCTGCGCTGCCCACTGCCGCAGTCCGTTCGCATCGAGGCCCTGCACGATCTGCATCTGCCGCGCAACCTCGGGCATGGTCATCACGCCAGAAGCAATCCCCTGCTGGAATACGCCAAGCACGTCCTGCGGGGTGATCGTCGGCTTGTCGAGCAACGCTCCGGCACGCGACTGCACGAACTGCAACTTCACACGCGCCTGGTTCAACTGGGCATCCGACAGGCTCTGATTGTTCTGCAGCCCCGCCTGCGCCCCGAACGCCGCCTGCGGGCCGGCTGCCACGAGGTTCTTGCGGAAAGCGTTGGGATCGTATTCCCCGGTATCGGGGTTGATCGCGCCCTGCGCCGCGCCACCGACCGCCTTCTCAGCAAGCAGCTTCTGAAGGTTCAGCATGTTGGCACCGGTCTGGCTCGCGGCATTGTAGGCGCCGAGTATGTTGACCTGGCCAGGGTTGGCGATCGCTGCCAGTGCGTTACCGGCGTGTTGCGCGTTCAGTAGGTCGGAGTATGTGCCGCTCATGCGCTTCGCCTAAGAATTGATTGGATCGGTGAACCCGCGCGTTCCACCACCACCGACCGCTTGCTGCAGGAACTGATTGGCAAGGAAGTTGTTGATCCCGCCCGTAACCGCGTTCCCGACGCCAGCCGTGCCAGCCGCCTGCGCCAGTCCTCCTTGCTGGAGGAACTGCCCGGCTTGGTTCGTCAGCGACGCGCCGATGGCGCCGGTCTGTGCCGCCGCACCGGAGCCAATCTTTGCCACATCGGAAAGCCGGTTGTATTGGTTGGTCAGATTGCCCTGCTGCGCCGTGTTCAGGTTCAGCGAGTTCTGAAACCGCGTCTGCGCGTTGTTAAACTGGTTCTGATAGGTGCTGTCGGCGAGGCCGGTGGCGTAGGTTGCCGCCCCTTTCAACGATGCGCCGCTCACACCGAGGCCGCGCGCCGCAGCCGCGCTCTGCGTCGCCTTCAGACCCTGCGCGAGATTGAACTGATACCCCGGCGTCTGCTCCAGCTCGGCCTGTGTCATCTGCCCCGGCTGCATCCCGGCAGCTTGTGACAGATAGTTGGGACCCTGAACCGGCTGCTGTGCTAGGTTGACCAGGTCGGGGATGACAACACGCCCCGCCGTAGCGAACGGATCGAGGTCAGCCCGCGTCTGCAGGAACTGCAGCCGGTTGTTGCCGGCGGCCTTGTTCGAGGCGCCCGCCGCCTGGCTGCCACCGAGCAGCGACGAGCCGGCCGACGCTACAGCTCCGATGCCAGCAATCGCCGCCGCTACCATGTCAAGCCGCCCCTATCCATTTAGAGTGATACTGCTCCACCGGAGAGAATCCGAGACGCTTAAACAGAGGCGATGCGTCGCGATGCAGCTTCGCGCCAACGAACCACCGCTGCACTCCACGCCGCCGCAAGTCGCGCTCGACCGCCTGGAATAGAATGCTGCCGTTGTGCCCGCGACGGTGCTCAGGATGCACAAAAAATATATCCATTGTCGCCGTCAGGCAGGACGCATAATGCAGCCCAGGTGCGATAAACCCCCAGTAGTAGCCGATCAGCCGGCCGTCCTCACGTAACACCACGATCTGCAGTTCGCCCCGCGCGTCCCGTTCGTCATAGACGCGCCATTGCGGCTGCAGCGGCACCTTGTCACGGTCGAGCGCCAATTCCTCCCAGTGCAGCGGCAGGAGTGGCATCATCTCGTCAATCGTCGGGCGCCACGGCTCTGGCGCAGCCGTGATCACGTCCGAAAGTCCACCAGCAAGTGAATGCGCGCGTCAGCCGAGTTGTTCTCGACGCTGTGGACCTCGCGGTGCTGAAACCACCAGACCGACCCGCTCAGCATCTGCACAGTCTCACCGCCGCAGTGATACAGGCTACCCGGCAGCCCCTGCAGGACGACGTGGAACCGCATCCCGTCGTCCCGCGCCACATAGTCACCATCGGTATCGGCGTGCGGTGCAATGCGCCCGCCAGGCTGCAGACGGGTGATGATGACACGCCCCAGACTGACAGCCTCGATGCGCCGCATGAGGTCAAACACAATCGGCCGAACCTGCGGAAGTTCCTGCCATGCCGGATAGAACACCGGCTCCATGTCCTCCAGCACATCGCCAAGATGCGTCGGATCGGCTGTCTTTTCCGGCGCCGAGAACCGCAGCAGGATGTCGTCAACGTCACGATGTGGCGTTCCGGTGTAGGTCGTCCGAAAGGCATCTCGGTTCCACAACTGCGGGCGCCCCTGAAGCGCCACCATCAATGGGATAACGTCAACGTTTGCGGCTATTTGACAAAAGTTCTGCACTACCACTCCTGCGCCATGAACGCCTGGCCGGTCGTCGCCCCGAAGATCGAGTGCGCCGTCGTCTGCACGCCGGTCGGATTGCACTGATACTCCGCACCCGCAGGAAGTCTCACACTAGGCTGCGTCGCCGCGGCTGCCGTGCCGTCTGCTCTGATCCACAGGTCGCCCGTGCTCTGATTCTGGATCGTGCAGCCGTGCCGCTGCGAGTTCGCTGCCATGAGCGTTTGCGCCACGCCACCCGATGTGACGGTGCCGCTGCGGTCGGTATGTGCGGCCTGGAACCCCTGGTCGGCCCACGCCACCGCCGGCAGCAGAGACAAGGCGAAGATCAGACTCCAGCGATAGCGGACCACGTTCCGTCTCCTTTCGAGATATACAGCGCGGCGCCGACCGCCCCGTCCGTGCGCTTGTAGAGACTACCAACTGGCATCGTGCCGCTCGGCGCCCCCGTTCCCTGCGTCCAGTCGCCCTTGCCAGCCATCGTCCAACGCTTGCCGTCCCAGACCGAGCGCAGCCCGGTGTCGATCGCGATGTAGACACAGGGCACATAGAGCGGATGCGTCGGCCTCGATGCTGCCAGCCCTGCGATGATGTAATCGGGGAACGTCACACGCCCGCCACTGCAGCCCAGACGCCCGCCCCGCGGCTCACATAGAGGGTGGCGCCCACTGCCCCGCCCACGCGGCTGTAGAGGCTCCCCACGGGCTTGGTTGCAGCAGGCGCACCAGCGCCGCTCGTCCAGTCTGGCGAGGCTGTAGCGCCGCCGTCCGCATATGTGCCCTGTATCCACGCGGCGCCGTTCCAGACAGACACCACGCCAGTGTCGGTGGCGATGTAGACGACGAGACCACCGGTCGGGGGCGTCGGGGCAGCCGGACGCGCCGCCGCGGTGCCAGCTTTCAGGTAGTCGGTGATAAGCGTCGTGGTCATGGAGGAAGCCCAGGAACGTAGATCGGCGTGCCGTCCGGGTTACACATGATGCCCACCGGCACGTCACCATTAACCAGCAGCTCTAGCACTCGGATTGCAGAGATAGCCGCCGCATTCGTCGCATCACCGAGAATGCGCGCTGCCTGTTCTGCTGCGATGCTGCCGTTCAGGTTCGCCGTGCCATTCGACACCAGCACCGCATCTGCCGCGATACGCGCCGCCGTCTCGTTGGTGATCTGCGTCCCGAGCGCCGTGTCGCCCGTGGTGCGGGCCGCAGTCTCGTTCGCCAGCGCCGTTCCGAGCGATGCATCGGCCGCAATCCGGTTTGCCGTCTCGACCGCCAGCGCCTGCGTCGTGTCTGGTCCGGCCTGGACGCCAACGCCGCCCCCGGTGCGGTTCCAAAGTGCCATGAAGAACTGGCGCCACACCGCCGCCGGATGGCCGTCCTCGCCCAGCATAGGGGCGTAGGGGAAGCCGGACTTTAGGGGTGATACCGGGTTAGCCATCAGTAGCCAATCGCCCAGTATCTCATGCTTCCGCTGATTGGCGTGAACGTGTTGTCGAGGAGGATGCCGACAGCCCCAGCCGTGGTGAACGAGGTAATATGCGGGAAGGACACCGGGTTGGCCGGGCTTCCTCCGGTCGGCTCCCCTACTCCTGGCGGATACCCTACCCAAATCTGCGCCACATCGGTCGGGAATGCCGGGCTGAACGTCAGCGTGAAATCTCCGGTAATTGACACCGTGACAGCCCCGGCCCGCATCTGCGCCGTGGACGGAACCAGCCCGGTTATCTGGGCCTGCAGGTTAGCGTCAGCTGCGGTCCGCGCCGCCGTTTCCGCGTTGATATTGTTCTGCAGCGTCGTATCAGCCGCCGCACGCGCCGCTGCCTCTGCCGCGTCCGCTGCCGCCCTGGCTGTAGCCTCTGCGCTATCTGCCGCAATCCGCGCCGCGCTCTCGGCTGCGAGCTGCGTGCCCAGCGTCGGGTCGATCCCCAGCAGCGTCTGCGCGTTGGCAATCGAGCCCGAGACCACCGGCTGCATGGCCGCCGAGATGACAGTGGACGCCGACTGGTCAAAGATCGGATTATCGTTCGCATCGTGGAGGATCAGGCGATAATCGCCGTCGCCGAAAATGACCGCCCGGCCGGCCGCATCGAGGATGATCGGGTTTGTGTTCGCCGCCGTGCCGCCTATGTCACTCCATGTCAGCTTGGGCGTCGTGGTGGCCGTGATGTAGGTAAACAGCTTTCCGCCGGCATACGGATGCCCGTCCGCGTCGCTGAACTGCTGCTCTGGCGATACGAGAAGGACTGCCATCTTAGCGCGCGCCAGCCGTCCTGGCGGCCCACGAGAAGAAGTATGGCGAGGACGGGGCAGTATTCACGCTTACCGTAAACGTCGTCGCTCCGGCAGCACTCACCCAGGCACTGTTGATGCCAACAGACGCCATGCTGGTGAGCGGCGAGATGACGATATCGGCTACTGCGGGAGTAATCGTCAGCCCGTGCGGCACCGTGTTGCTCGTCGTGCCGTTGTTTACCTGTCCCGTCCCGTGGAACTCGTTCACAAAGCCGAAGTTATTGCGGATAATAGAGTTATTGCCGAAGGTGGAATAGCCGATTGGGGTATGCGACGTGCTGAGATTGCATCCCTCGATCTGCACGAAATCTATGCCGTTGCCGAGCGTAATCTGGTTCAGATGCGTATCACCGAACGTAGCGATGGTGCCTAGCTGAATGCCTTTCAGGATCACATGATCGCATGTCGCCGCAACAGCGATACCTGATTGCGTCGCTGGCACTCCCTGCGAGTTGCCCGCTACTGTGCCGCCGATCTGCGTCCAATGCGTGCAAGCGACCAGGTTGATCCCGTTCGCGCCGTTGTTGATGCAACGGAAGTTGCTCAGACTGATGTTGTCGATAGTGCCAGACGACTTGTCTACGAATACCCCGTCCGTCGAATTGGACGACGACCAGCAGTTCTCTAGCACTGCGCCCAGGATGGCGCCCGTGCCAGCGCACTCAAAAAGCCACCCCTGCGCCGAATTGGTATCAGCATAAACGTCGGTAAAGCTGCACCAATCCACCGCGTTGCCATTTTGCGGGATCAAGGCAACGCCAATACCGCACCGGATGAAGTCGCACGAACTGACAAAAGTCCCGCCGCTCTGCACAATCTGAAGCCCGGCCGCGCATTGAGCGATAGGATTGTCGCATACCACGTTATTTATGAAGTGGTCGTTCCCACCGCTGACCTTGATGACAATGCCAGTGCTTGCCTTGGTGTCTCTGATCGACCCGTTGCGGTAGTAGCAGATTGCGGTGGCAAGCTCGATGCCGATAAATGCGCCGTTTAGAGAAAAGTTCTCGACCACGGTTGGGAAGCCTGCCGTATCGTAGATGTAGCGCCCAGCAGTGCGCGGCACACCGGCAGTCATGCTGAAGCCAGACATGCCACCCCACGCCGTCCCCGAACCGGAAAGCGCAAAGATATCGGCGGTGGCAGACAGCACGTTGAAGACGGTCACACCAGGCCCGGCACCGACGATAAACTGCCCCGATCCAACGGTTATCTGCGTACTGATTCCGTATGTGCCTGGAGGGAAGTAGAACATCCCCAGCGGATTGGCAGACAGCATCGTGGTGATTGCCGCCGTGCAGTCGCTACCGTTCGCAACGGCACCATACTGCTGCGGGGTGATCCACGGGCCGTTGATCGTATCGGCGCGTAACTTGACGTTCTGAAATCCAACGGCCAGCGACAGGTCAACGCCGGGGATATAGATTGACGACTTAAACGGAACCGTGGTGTCCTGCGAAATCTTACCCGACATCAGCTAACCCCTGGCTTGGCGTCGATCCACGCGCCCTGCAGCGCCCGGAAGCCGGCAATCGACCACGACAGTTCAAACACCCGGTCCCGGGCCATCCCCAGCCGCTGCCACTGCAGGCTTGTGAGATACGCGCCCGTGGCGCCAGCAAACTGCGTCACAGGGTTGCCGTAGCTGTGCCCGCGATCGTCCGACCACCGCAGACTGAGCAGACCGCTAGACGCTCCGGCCTCGCGCAACAGATCGGTGCCGTCCTCGCGCAGAAATAGGGTCCCATCCTCGCGCAGCAGGTCGTCACCCCCCAGCGCCGTGAAGCTGTCGCCGCCAGGGTTGCCAGCCTCGATGTCGGCGAGAAACTGCCGATAAAACACCCGCTTGCCATCCGCGATCATGTGCGGATACGACCGCACCCGCTTGATCGGCTGGCTGTTGTCGGTGAACACAGCAAGGTCAAGGGCATACAGGTTGCCGTTCTGCCAGTCGCCGCAGACAACCTCGCCATAGGCCAGCACCGCGCAGTTGGCCCGGTGCCGATGCTCGACGCCGTTGTTGTCGATCCATGCCAACTCGTGCCAGAGCCCGGTGCTGATGTCGTAACACCACGTTTTGTCAGCGGTCGGAAACGCGAGCGCGAACCACATATGGCCGCCGAGCTGATACGTGTAGCCGACCGCATCGGAAATCACAGAATAAGTGGCAAACTCGGCCTCGATGGCGAAGGTGCTGATGCGCTTCGCCTGGTAGCCGGCGCCGGCAATGACGATACCGCGCCCCTCGCGCGTCTGGCTTAACCAGTAGACCGAGTTGTCGATGGTCGCGACGCTATATTTCGCCACGCATCCGTGCTGGATGAACACCGCCGCCATTTCCTGGAACGGAAAGTCGGCCGCACCACTGTTATACCATACCTCGGTCGTCACCTGACCGATCAGCCAAATCTCGCGCTTGGCGACGCACAACGTCACCAGCAGGTCCGAATAGCTCTCCTTGTTGGCGAAAAACAGCGGATCATAGGTGATCGCCAGACTGTCGGATGACTGGAACTGCGGCGTGCCAGACACGTTGTTGACCAGGAAGGTGTCGAGGTAGTCGACCCGGTCGCCGCCACGAAAGTTCGGATCGGCAATCTGCGCAAATGCGTTGGTGGTCAGCGTCACCGCCCAACCGGCCCCGCTGCCATCCACGATGACCAGGTTGATGCCGTTCTCCGCCATGCTGACGGGCGTGGTGCGTGCCGTCGCCAGACCACCGAGCAACGTCCCAACCCACGAGGATGATACTGCATAAACCGCGGAGCCGGCCACCACGTAAAGCTGCCCGTTTGAGCAGAGCTTCATGCCGCGGATGGGCGAGTTGTTCGGCATAGTGCCGAGCAACGTAGTCCCTGGCGTGGGGTAATAGGCATATGCCGATGGCTCGCCCTGCGCCTGCGGCATCTGCTCGGCGTAGAGGTTCAGGCACCGCTGGGCGCTCGCTATGACGCTGTGAGCCTGATACGCGCCGCCGGAGAGTTGGACCCTGCTCACTTCTGAATCTTCAGCATGGAGGGATCCATGACGGCCGTTGATAGGCCGCCCTCATCCGCAACGCGCGCGCCGTGATACCCCAGAAGTCGCAATGCCTTTTGTGTCGTGGGGCTTTCAAACTCAACGTCAGACAACGGCGAGAATGGCCCCATTTTGTTGACCATTGACCCGAACCGCGCTCGCTCTGCGGCAGTCATTCGTTCATCGACCGCATCGCCATACTTGCTAAATAGGTCATCCACCCACTTACTATCTTCCAAGGACATGCTGCTGCTGCGATTAAGAACCGGACGCAACGCAAGGTCGCGCGCTTTTGCTGCAATAGCGGGATCATCATGCGCAATTCTATCGGCCTTAGTGATAGCCGCATCGCGCTCCGCATTTGTCATCTGTGACGGCACCGCATCCCCGTAGATACGAGCTTCCGGAGACAACTTGACCGCAATCGTTCGCGCGCCCGGAACCTGACTTGCCTCCATGGGGCCACGAGCCGAGAAGTCATCCGCGCCCGTCATTCGTTCACGCATTCCAGCCAATCCACCGGCCTCTGCCTTGCTAGGCGTATCGGCAAGATAAACTGCCCCACGCGACTTGCCGCCAAACGACGTAAACGGCTGATCCGTGAAGTGATAAAGAACCTTCCCAGGTGCTGCCGTCCCACCTATCAGCGCATTGCCATACTGCCGCGCCGCGTCCACCCAAGTCTGCGGCTGCTGCATCGCAGCCCAAGTGTTCAGCAGGTTCTGCGCGTGCCACGAAGCCGCATCGGCCCACGTCGGAGCGCCCTGCTGCAGCAGGTTGTTCGGGTCGCCCTGGTAGTCCATCGGCGGGCGTAGCAAGTTGTCGGCCAATCACGCCGCCCCGCCCACCACGCGCATCGGCCGGTCCTCTGGCTCGCCATCCGGCTGCGCCTTGGCGTCGCGGTCCAACTCCACCAGCACGTCATGCAGCACGAAGCATTCGACGCCGCGCAACTCGACGCGCTTCAGGAACTCCAGAGCCGCTACTGCTAGGCGAGGTGTCATGCTCCGATGATTCCGTGTGCTGTAAGTGCCGCCTGCAACGACATCACCCGGCCGGCGAGCTGGGCCAAGGTGACAGTGCTGGTCGCGAAAGCCGTTGCCTTGTCTGGCGTGCCAGTCATCGCGGCCCAGCCGGTGTCCCGCGCGCCGATGACCTTGGTTCCGGCTACCGAGTAGGACAGCAACGTATTGAACGCGCCGGTATCAGGGACCGACCACACTTCTGTCGCCCCCGCCATGTAGCGAAGTCGGTCAGTGCCACTCGTCTGATATTGCAGGTAATTGCCAGGCGCCGAACTCAGATCAGGACCGCCGTTGAAGTCCACGACCATGCCGGCCGCCATGTTCAGCGCGATCACCGGATTGGCCGACACATACGGCGGGATCACGCCGCGCGCATCGTAGACCGAATAAGCCTGGGTATTGAGGCCGCAGAGGATGACGCTCTTTACATAGAGGTGTGGCGCTGCCGCGTCAGTGGACGGGAACAGCATGCACATCCCGTTCGTCTCGTCGGTGTTGATCTGCTGCAATGTCGTGCTGATGTGCATATTGACGCGGTTGCCGAAGCCTCCCCAGACTGCGCCATTACTCGCATCATCCAAGCCATTGAAGCGGTTGGCTGTCTCAATGGCGCTGAACCCTCTGCCGCCGTTAGTGCCGCTATTGAGGCCAGTGGTATCGAGAGCCGAAACATGGATGCCCTGGGTAGTCGCCACGCTGTTCTTGCGCGTCGTGACCGACAGCCCCACGAGGCCGCTCGACGCCGGATTGTCGGAGTTGTTGTCGGCGACAATGTTCATCGCCCACAGCGCGCTATCGTTGGCCGCGTTGATGATCGCGTTCAGCGTTAGCGCACTGCCGATCTGCCCCAAGCCGCCTGTGCCGTCGAGAATGTAGTCCCAGCGGTGCATATCGCACGCGGTCGTGGGGTTAGTCCTCTTGGCGTGAAACTTGATGATGCCATTTGTGTTTTGCAGCATGTTGTCGGTAATGTCGCCGCCGCTCGTCGGCCCCATCGTCAGGATCGCACCGCCGCCTGCGAAAGTTGTGCCGCCGTCCATCTGCCAGCGAACGGGTTTTGTGAGATCCTGACCCGTCCAGGTGACAGCGTGGAAAGTGCCCTCTGGCACATAGATCGTCTGGCCTTTGACCGCTGCCGCGCGTGCCGCATTGAACGCCGCGCTGTCATCGGTCGTGCCATCCAGAACGGCACCGAAGTCCTTCACGTTCAGCCAATCGCCGAAGCGATCCGGCAACGTCCTTGCTGTCGTGCTACCCGTCGCCGTCTGGCTGATCGACGCCTTAGCGTTCAGCGCGGTGTTCACCACCAAGTCGAGAAAATCCGGCGTGATCAGCGGACCGCCCTGAGCACGTGGGATAAGATCAATGGTTCCCGACATCAGCTAGACCACCCTCCCATAAAGCCAGGGCTACTGCCAGCGGCGATCCCGCCGCCCATCCGTGAGAAAGTCGGGACCTGCGCCTCTGGTATCTGCACGTTCGCCATCCGCAGCACGCTCAGCGCCTGCTGCATCGCCGCCACATGCGCCGGCTGCGGCGGATTGCCGAACAGGACCGAGAACCGCACCGCCAGCGTCCAGATCAGCGCCTCGACATATTCCGGTGGCAAGTTCAGCGCATCGGTCAGCGTCGTGTAGACCGGCAGCGTGGCCTTGGTGGTGATGTGCAGTTCCCACTGCCCTTGCTGGGGTATTGGCCAGAAGAACAGGTTACCGAGCGGGAACGCGCTGTCGTAGAACAACGTCGCCGGGAACGTGACAAGCTGCTTTAGCGCAATACGATTGTATTCCTGCCGCGCCGAGATAATGTGCAGCGGATAGTCGATCAGGTTCGGGGGCGCGCCCTGACCTTGCGGGAACCCATTCCCAGGCAGCCCCGGCGTGATAGCCAGCAAGCCGCCGTCGTTCCAATAGGTGCCCGGCGGCAACCCTACTGGGCTAGTCGGCAACGCCGCCGCCAAGCCTGGCCCCAGCGTGACGACACCGCCGTTCAGCGAAAAGTCGTCGCTGAAGTCTAGCGAGAAGTCACCCGTTGAGGTTGACGGAAGCAGCCTCGCAAACGCGCTCTCGATCTTGTCGGGACGGGGGATGTCGAAGTTACCTCCCGCCCCAATCGAGTACGAGATTGCCCCCGTGGATACGATGGAGGTATCTGCCAGGTCCCACACGAGCCAGCGCCGACGCTGCCACTGCGCCATGAGCGTCTGCAGCAGCGTCAACCCGTCGTTACTGTCTTGTGCATTTGGCGTTTGCCCGACGCCGTTCACGTTCGATAAACGCAGGCAGAACGTGATCAGGTCGCCCGTGGTGACGAGGTTCACTAGGCTAGCGCCACTTCACCCAGGCACCGCCTAGGAACTTCCATTCCTGCGACACACCTATTGCGCCCGCAGTCGAGGCCACCGCACCAGCAGCGCTGTCCTGAACCGTGAGCGCCGTCACGATCTGACCGAAACCGATCGTGACCGACTGCGCCACCAACGGATTTGGTGGCAACTTGACCGTGAGTGTGGCGATGGTGCCCGCTGGGTTCACGTAGAGCATACGATCGCCCTGCGCCATCGTGATCGTCGCCCCGGTGAGCGGAACGACGGTCACGACCGGAGGCGCGACGACGAGCGCGTTCAACTCGTCGCCGCTGTGCATCCTTGTGCCGCTATCTAGGATGGTCATGCGCCACTCCTCAGTTTGCGGCCAACCGGACGGCGAGCTGCGGGCGGATCGGGGCCATGCCATACAGAACGTCGATACGACACGGCAGCACGTCAAGATTGATGTCGTACTGACGCACGATACGCATTGATATCCCGTCCTTCACGGCGCGCGCAGCCATGTCCACGCCACCCGGCATGACCAGGTCGGCAGTGGCGAAGGTGAACGCATCGGGGTGATAGGCGAGCGACACACCGCTGGCGGTGGAGAGCGTTCCTGCGAACGTCAGCGCCGCGTTGGACGCCGGAGCCGCATTGACGTTCTGCGTCGCACCCGCGGTGTAGTTCAGCGCCGGGGCGAACGAGATCGTGCCAGCGCCGCCTGCATAGGCCGCAGTGACGACGAACTGCTGCAGGACGCCGGTATTGGCCTTGGTCTCGGGATGCACGCGATTGACGCCGGCCATGGTGAACACGTCGCCGACCACCATCGCACCCGCGCCGGTCGCAACAACGGCCGTCGTGGCCCCGTTGGCAGGAACGCCGTTCAACACGTAGGCGGTGTTCCGCGCGCCGGTCGTGAACGTGGTCAAAAAGGTGTTCTCTGCCCACTCAAACCCAGCCGACAGGCCCATCACGCCGTCGGTGTACTGGCGGCTGATCTGCGTTGACTGCTGGAACAAACCCTTCAGGCTGTCCACCATGTCAACGTTGTCCTGCGTGTTGATGCGCAACTGCCACTGCTTGCTCTGCGGCGTCAGGTTGTCCAGCAGAAGCTTGCGGGCCTGCAGCACGTTGCGGAACGTCTGCGCCGAGCCCTGGCCATTAACCTGGTTCCACACCGCCGGCATCACGGTGGAGATGCAGTCGTTTTCGATGTTGGCCGCGAGCACCGCAATGGCCGGCTCGATGTAGCGGGCCGAGAAATCGTCGATGTTCATCGTCAGCTCGGAGGTGCTGAACGAGAAATCGACGTGGCGCTGCGTGTTGACGGTGAGGGTGGTGTTGGTTTCCACCGAGTTCTGCATCGAGAGCGCCGCGCCGGTTGCGGTGGTGTACTGCACCGGCAGGCGGATGCGGAGCGAGGTGCCGATCTTCGCGCCCGAGTTGGCAAATGAGTCGTCGTATTGGCGATTGATCGACCCGACGAAGTTCAGCTTCTGGTGAAGGATGACCAGGGCTTTCGCCGTGATCATGTTGATATTGAGGAGGGTGTTCGTGGCGTTCGTGGCCATGGCCGCGACCTTTCGCAATGGGGAAGGAAAGGCCCCTCACGCGGTGCGCGTTCTTGGGGCTGCTTTTCCGTCCGTCGCGAAAATCGGGTAGCCACAGCGACGAGGCGTCAGGCACGACACAGCGGGCTTTAGAGCCTCCCGCGAGGGCTTGGGCGTTTAGCCGGCGTCCGCTGCTTTCACGGTGTAGCCGACAGGCATGCGAAAACGGAGAGAATCGCCAATATTGGCATTAGCTTCGTTGACCCGTCCGACAAGGCTCTGTTTCTGGTGGAGAAGCACGAGCGCCTTGGCCGTAATCATGTCCTCCGTCAACGAATAGCCCAGCATCTCCGCGCGCTTGGTCTCTAGCTTTGCCAGGCGCCTCGCCAGACGCTCCTTTAGGCGCTCCAGCTTACTGAACTGCTTACCCAGATCACGTTGCGCCGCGATGACTAGCTTACGTTTGGCATCGATGCGCTTCAGGCGAGTCTTGCGTTTCAAGGGCATCGCTTCTTCTCTGCTATCTTCGCTCCCAGCGTTTCGACGTATGCAGCAATGCCTGCGCGAACTTCTGACGGCACTCGCGCATCATCCTGGGGAGAAGGAACGCGGACCAATCCACTGGGCGGCCATGCGGTGTCCGTATAGGCGTTGTAAACCCATCCACTGCCGACCGGCACCCTAAGATTACCGTCCAGATGCTCCGGCATTCGCATTAGGCCCGCCTCCGCTCCATCGCCTGCTTGCTGTAGTAGTCCATCAACTGCTCGGCTGAGGCGGTGTATTCGTTGAATGTCGGGTTAGCGACGCCGGTCACCGGCCGGATCGGAGCAGGCGCCCGCGATACCGGGGTGCGTGCCGGCCGCGCTTCCGGCAACGACGCCGCGAACTTGCCCAGCGCGATTGCCCGGCCTCGCTCGGTCCTGATGCCCGCGATGCGCTCGAGCGCCTCCGGGTCGTCTGCCAGGGCGCCGGCAACGCGCGCCCCGTCGTCCATCTCGACCAGGATGTGCGACATTTCCCTGTCAACGCCCATCGCCTGCAGGTTCTCGCAGCGCTCCTTCCAGTCGGAGTGAGCCGCTTGCCCTGCCCTGTGGAACGCCATGACGCGCTCCCTTGTGCGCTCCTCTGCGGCCAGCTTGGACGCCTCAGCACGCACGACTGCCTGCAATTCCTCGGGCGTCTGTGGCAGCGCCGTAGGGGCAGCAGGGGGGGATTGCTGGCCCCCACGGCGCAACTCCTCGATCTCGGCAGCCTGGGCCGCCAGGCGCGCGGACATGGCGGCGAAACGCCGATCTGCGCGTGAGGGCTTCGGCTGCTCCTCGGTCGGCTTGGTTTCCGTCTCAGTCTCAGTCGCAGCGCCTGCATCGACCGGCGCGGTGGCCTCCGTCTCAGTCACAGCAGCTTCAGGCGCTTCGCCTCCGGGCTGCGGGCCGGTTTCAGTCTCGCTCAATCAAGCCTCCACGATAATCGGCATAGTCCATGCCTTCACCCGGACGCGCGGCTTGCGTCGCATGAACCCGATAGGTCGTTGTATGTCGGGATATGTCTCAGCGCCGGCTTCTGCCGCGTAGCAATCGCCGCGATGCTGCACCGGCTCACTCTCCCACTCGTAGAACGGCAGATCGTCAGCCACCCACATCCGCGTCATTAGACGCTCCACTTCAACGCTCGGGCGGGGAATGCCGCATCGGGCCGGGCGCTCGCTCGTTCGACGCACAACATCAACTCCGCGACATGCTCGAGCAGGAGAGAAACGCGCGCCTCAAGTGCCGCGATGCGCTGTAAGTCTACCGCGAGCGCGGAATTGCCGTAGATCGCCACCTCGTTCTCACCCTGCATCACGCCTCCCGCTGCGGCTGGTTCTGGGCCGCCTGATACTGCGCCTCACGTTGCGCCGCAGCAGCCTTGGCCGCCTGCTCTGCCGCCTTCTTATCCGCCGCTGCCTTGTCGTCGGCCGCCTTCTTATCCGCAGCCTCACGCTCAGCCGCGGCCTTCTTCAGCGCCTCCATCTCCTCGAGCTGCTGCGCCCGCGTGGACAGTGGCGGGAAAGCCTCGTTCATGCCACTTGGCAGCTTCGTCGTGTCCATCTCCAGCGCCACCACATCGGCCGCATGTGGCGTGTTCTGGGTGAACGACGCCGCCCACGCCGGACCCTGCGCGCTGATGTCGTCCGCGAGCGCGACCGCCGACACCTCGCCCGCATAAATCGCCGCAGTGACGCCACGCAAGAAAGCCGCAATGGACTGCGCTACGGTAGGCTGGCTGCCGACCACGTCACGAATGGCAGAGGGGGATGCAGGCATGGTGTTACTCCCTGTTCAGTACGTGATCATTCCCGCGCCATACTTCACGCGGCCGCTGTCGTGCGTATCCAACCCAGGCGCGTTCGGCGGCGCAGCTAAAACCACCGAGACATCGCTGTAGCCCACGTTGCCAACGGCACCCTGCTGCATGGCCTTGGCAGCCTCCAGCGCATCGAGACGCGCCGATAGGCGGTTCAGCGCCTCCCAAACCTCACTTATGTCGGTGTCGGTCATCACTGCACGGTCTCCGGTTGGGGTTCAGGCGGCTGCAGCGACGCATTCAGCGCCGCGTGGGCCTGCAAGTGCGGGGCTATCTCGGTCTGCAGCATGTCCGAGACCATCTGACGCACGATCACCTGCAGCGATGCCGGGTCGATATTACCCACTGCCGCCAGGCGGCGCGTCTCGGCGTCGTAGTCCTTAATCTCGATTTCGTCGCTCTTATCCTTCAACTGCTCCTGCATCCGCGTGCATTCTGCCTTGAGGCGTGCAATCTCCGCATCGGCCTGTTGCAGCGTCTGGTTTGCATGGACTGTCGTCTGCTGTAGCGCCTGCTGCAGCTTGATGACCTCTGGATCAGGCGTATCCGCCTTGTATTGCGGCGGCAGGCCACGACGCAGCCGTTCCGCCAGCTCGTCCGCTCCCGGGAAGTCCGAGTTCTGCGCCCAGAAGTCGCCGACCACCTGAAACGCCGCCGGGTTCTGCGCCATGATCTGGGCGAATGCGTTCGCCGCCTCCTCCCGCTGCGTGCCAAACGACGGGCCGACATCCGCCTCCACGTCGTAGCGCCCCACGTTGGGGTTGAAGATGACCTTCGGGTTAGGCGCGTTGGGATCGGCAGTCACAGCATCGGCCTGCTGCGGCGTAACCGGCTGCGGACCCTGCGGCGTCATGGCAATCTGCTGATGCGAGGTCGGTGCATTCGGCACCAGATGCACGTCGCTCTCGCTTCCGTCCTCCGCCATGATCTTGATCACGCGCGCCGTGTCGTAAATCTTCGGTATGAGGTCTAGCACGATGCGGCCGATCTGGCGTATGCCCTTCGCCTGGTTGTCAATGTAGTGGTAGGTGCTGTTTTCGCCCTGGCGCTGGCGCTGCTGTATCGCCGTGCCGCTTATCTCGTTGGACGGCGCACCGACGAGGGCCTGATACTGGCCCGACACCATCATCATGTCCTCGCGGGCGATTTCCATCCCTTTGACGTATGCCTCAGCCATGACGGGAGGCTGTTCACGCGCGGGGCGACCGTTCGGGATGGTCTGACCTGTGTCGTCTACGTCGTTATAAGGCAGCCACGGCATATTGTCGGTGTTGGCGTTGTCCCAGAATTTCTCGTAACCCTCGAACGCGCGTGCTGGCCCGGTGAACGGCGTCTTAGTCTGCAACGCGACCTGTTCAGTCGCAGCCGAACTCCAGTAGTTATACATCCGCTGCGCATCGAGCAGGCAGCGAGTGTGTCCGCGCCGGTCCATCTGGCCGTCGATCACCACTTCCTCGCCGATGAACGGCACAATCGGGATGTAGCGGCCTGGCCATGGCTCGCGATCAACGATGCGGTCGCCGACGATCTTGAACCACTCGATTACCGGGGTGCTGACCCGGCGCACCATGATCTTCTGCGGGTCCTCATCGTCAAGATCGCCCTGCGCCTCGATAGCCTCCTTCATGCTATCCCGCTCATCGTCATCCATGTCGCTCTCAAGGCGCGAGGAGCCATCAGGCAGGCGATACAGCTTGTCGTTGTTGTTCGTGCGCCGGAAATACTCGGCTTCGCGGATGTGATCTTTGTCGTTCCAGCCGTCCGAGTGATCGAGCGCCGCCGATGTCGGGACTAAGTCTTTGTATTGCGACATATCGCGCGGCTTATCGACAAACACGAACGTAAAGTTCGAGTCCGACTTGTCGTACTGCTTCGCGTCCGGGTCCATGTAGACCGTGTTTTGATCCGCAATGCGGTGGATGTAGATGTCGAGGTCAAACGTCTCCTCGTCGGCGTAGTCTGTCACTACGCGCACGTAGCCGATTCCGGTCTCGACCTGGTGGTAGATCGCCGTGGAATAGGCATCGACGGCTTTTGACTGATATTCGATGCGCCGAACGATGCCGGAGAACACCTGTGCGGCCTCGTAGCTCGCATGGCCACCGACCGGCGTCACCTTGATCTGCGCTTTGTGCTGGCGTGCGTCGTTGACGATCTGCAGGATGTGTTGCCTGGTTTTGTTCATCGTCAGCATGGGGCGCGCGCCGCGCTTCTTCTGAACGTCGGTATCCCACTGCCATTTGTTGACGCTATCGCCGTTTGCGAACTTCGCATCGGCGAGCGCGTTGGCGCGTGCTGTGCTTTCCCATGCGACGCAACGCTCGAATCTGGCTTTCGCCTCGCGGATGATCTCGGCATCTCCGGCTTGCGGGCGTCGGGCCATCAGGCAGCACTCAGACGGAAGACCATTTCCTGCATGTCGCCAGGCTCATCCGGCGCGAAGGAAACACGCAGCCGCTGCCCTCTGTATGTCTCCTCACAGGTCTCGGTCTCGATGCGCCGTCCGCGGGCGTCCAGTCGATCGCCATACCCCAGAGCCACAACAACAGGCTTTAAATACCGCGACGCAAAGTCGTTCAACGGCAGTGCGAGGTCATGCATATCGATCACCACAGCCGCCTCAGCGCGCGTGATCGGCAACGCGTCCTCCGACGCGATCAGCACCAACGCCTGTCGCGCAATCATGGCCGGCGTGAGGAACATGTTGGTTCTCATGCCCCCATCCACGTTGCACTGCTGCGGCCTTCGGTGAGGAACACCGGGCGGTGGTATGTCGGCTCCAGCGGCTTGCGCTCGGTCTCCCGCAGCCCCATCGCCAGGCACCGCATCGCATCGGCAGCGTGGCTCGACC